CAGCCTTGACCTTCATCCGGGTCTGGATAGCCCGCTGGTCGTTCAGGTTGCTACGGGTCTTCGCAATGAAGCGGTCAACGTCGGCGTCACCACCCAGGATGACCAGAGACTCAGTCTTCTGGTTGACGGTACCGGTCGACTCGCTGTAACCCTCATTGACCGACCGGAACTCAACGCCCGGTAGGGTCGCCTCAACGTTGTACGCGTAGGCGTTACCCTCGATGGTCAGGAACGGGATACGGTCAAGGATCGGAGACTCAATAACGAAAGTCTCAAGGACTCCGCGCTGTAGGTCGTCTTCAGAAAGCTTCGCAGCCTCAGCGAGAGTTAGAGCCATGTAGGTATCACCTCGAAATCAGCGAGGCACCTACTTTTCTAGTAGGTGCTCAGTTCGCCTTCCGGCCGTAAGCCCGCGCTAGTCGTTCCTGCGGGTTCTTCGGCTCAGGGTCAGCCGGGGTCTCACGCGGACCGCTGCCCACGTCACCCCACGGCTTAGGACCAGAGTCCTGAGCGGCCAGATAGGGCTTGTCCTTCAGAAGCTTGTCTAGAGCGGACTTGATACCGCCCGAATCGTCGGCAGACAGACCCTCGAAATAGTCGCCATATCGCATGGCGTCAGCGGGGTCAGCCAGCCGCCCGGCAGCCGCAGCCTTGATCTCAGCGGTTAGAAGCTTCTGGTCAAACTCCTGCCGGATCTCCGACTTGATGGCGTCAAGGTCAACGTCCTTAACGGCCGCATTCGACCGGCGGAGTCGGGAAACCTCCTGCTTCAGGTCTGCTAGCTCACGCTCAGCAGCCTTACGCGCCGCCCGCTCTTCCTGAAGCGCCTTCTTACCGGCGTCGCCTAGCGAAGCTTCCGGGTCATTGCCCTGGTCGCCTTCAGGGTTCACGTTCTGCGTCTGGTCGCCTTCCGGCTTACCGTCATTCTGCTCAGTGCCGGGGGTCTCTTCAGCCATAGAGAATCGCTCTCCTAGGTGATGTAACCATGCTTGCGAAGTAGGGCAACCTGAAGGTCACGGTCCCCCTTCGCTTGCTTGAGAATCTGTTCAGGCATCAAACGCGCTTCACGTGCCCGCTCGTATCGACCCTGACCGCTGTACTTCTGGAAACCAGAATTCAGCGCCTTACCGCCGATACCGCGCCGAGTCGTACCCTCGCGCGTAACCTTCTTGCCCGTGGCCGTGGTGGTCATCCCGCGTCGCGCGTTCACCACCTGGGCCATATCTGCGCCTTTCTCAATGGCGTCAGCCCCGGCAGTGCCGAAGCGCTTACGGCGCTCTTCGGGGCTCATAGCCTTGAAAAGGTCTTCGGGGCCTGCCGTTGCCCGCCAGTCAGCGTCACTCAGCGGCTCCATTCCGCAGTCACACTTAGGGTGCCGCTTAAAGCCAGTGCTGTAGCTGTACTGTCGACCGGCGAGAATGATGCAACGGTCACAAGCCGGAAGCTTTACAACGCGGACATAGGAAATGCAGCGAGGCTCAGCGGTCATCGCAACCGAAGTAGCCGCGCGGGAAGTGTCCGCAATCTGAGTAGCCACCATCACGGCCATACGGCTAAGCCCGAAGGCTGAAGCGGCTTCAGGCTTCATACCCGCCTGAAGTGCCTGAGCCGTATAGATGGCCGGGAGGTACAGCAGCGTTGCCAGTGGTCGGCCGTCACTGGCCACGCCAGCCAGCGCACCAGGGATCAGCCGCCCCAGGGTTTCCAGCGAGGCACCTTGTGCCAGCATCGCGCTAGTGACGAAGGCTTGCGCCCCCTGGGCCACGGTGAGCTGACCGGCAATCACAGCGTTGAGGATCTGCCGTCCTAGCTCACCCTGCATGGCGGCAAGGATGCGGTCAGGGGTGGCAGCCTGCCAAAGCCCCTGAACCGCCCCCACAGTGCTTCTGATGGTCGACTGGACCAGAGAGTACCGGGCGTCAGCGATAGCCGCTGAGGTAGGCATTCAGCCCCCTTCCTAGGCGGCTTCCGGGGTGCTCTCCCCCTCCGCCTCCGTCTGGTCCGTCGACTCATCCGGCTTCACGCCGTACAGGCTTGCCATGTCACCGCCCACGATGGCGGCAGCCTGGTCCTGACGCATGGACTTCCAGCGCTCAATCTCGTCCGGCGTCACACCAGGGATGCGCTCCCACAGCGCTTCATCCGGAACGTTGATCGCCTTGAACTTCGTCAGGGCGTCCGCGTACTGAGCATCGGAACGGAACTGAGCATCACGCCAGACCACATCACCCAGCGCCAGCGAGGCAGCGCGGCCAGTGTCGCCGGACACCAGGGCTTCAATCCGCATCACTTCGCGGAGCGCTGCACCAAAGAACCGCTGAAGTTCCATCACCTTAGCGACCAGGCCGGATTCAGCAGCCGTCAGAGCGTCTGCCGAAACGTTGACCATCTGCCCCAGTAGGTAATGGGGCGGGGTCCTGGTCTGCGCTGCGATGTGCTGAACCGCTACCTCAATAACCCGCGTGTAGTTGCTCAGATCAGCGGCGCTGAACTCAGCGATAGAAGCGCCTTCACGCTCAAGCCACAGCAGCCGGTCAGACCGGAAGCGGTCAATCGGCAAGTCCTCTTCCCCGATCACCTCACCAGAGTCAGGGTCAAGGATCTCCCGCGTAGGCCGGTCCATACCCAGCACCGCACGCGCCGGAAGCGCTAGTTCATCAGCGGCCGTCATCAGATGACACCAGATGGTGTTAACGGCATCCTGTAGCGGGGCTACCGGCTCAATCTCGCTGCGCGGCTTCCCATGCAGCCGGGAACGGTTCGCAATCTCAACCAGGGGCACCACATCACCCAGCGGGTTAGCGAAGTGCGCCGACTCGCTAGGCAGTAGCCCGATGGTTCGCGTCTCCCACTGACCAGCGCTAGCCGCCGGACGCTGGTAGCGGTACACCATCTGATCCGGGCGGCTGAACAGCGTGGCAAATTCGTGGCTGCCGTCGCTGTAGACCGTCAGGCCATACCGGCGAACCCCTCGCCTGCCCGGCTCGTATTCCACGATGGCGTGAGAAGAATTCTGAAACGTGATCTCCGTATTCACGCCGTCCGGCTTCCAGACCAGCGCGAAGGAACGGCCAGAGATCAGGGCTTCAAGGAACGCTAGCCCAACTTCAACGTCACACTCAGACGCCTTCCAAGCCTTGCCAGCCGCCTTATCAATGGAGCCGTCCTCAAGCCGGAATGCCATCGGGCGGAGTCGTTCAACGGATGCGTCAGGAACAACCTTGCACCAGTTGTCCGCAAACCCCTTGAACAGGTCACCGGTCTTACTCGTGAACTCCGGCGAAGTGAACTTCAGGGGGTGCTGTCCGTTGTAGTAGTTGGACCACTGTTCGGCGTAGTTCTTGCGCCGCTCAAGCTTGCCCCGAAGGCGTATCACGGTATCTATCGGCCGTTCGTCCGCCACTCGCTCAACTCCCTTCGGGGTCAGGGCACCTACTAGAAAAGTAGGTGCTAGGCACTTACAGCACGCGGCCTCTTGAGCGGTCGGCGAACATATCCGTCAAGGGCCATAACAGCCGCAGCGATACCGTCAATGCGGCTGGAGGATTGCTTACGGTCCGGCTTCACGGGCCGGAAGTTGTCATTTCCGTCAGCGATGATCTCAACGCAAGACGCGTTCCAGCGAAGAATGGGGTTGCCGCCGTGTCGGATCTTTCCTTCACGTAGCAGCCGCTCAAGTTCCTTCGAGCCGGGACCCATACCTAGATAGGTCTGCGCGACCGGTACCAGGTCGACACCGCGCGTACGTTGCTCAACACGCTGCACAAGCTGACCGGCGAACATGCGGTCATAACTGATGCGCTGGACGTTCAGCCGTCGACAGTCGTCAATGATCTGTTTCTCAATCGCGCCGTAGTCGATGGCGTCGCCCTCAGTCAGCGTCAGGAAGCCTTCACGTGCCCACTGGCGTAGCGGCACCTGCAATTGCGCCTGTAGTTCGTCCACACGCTCTTCAGGCAGCCAGAAGCGGGAAATCAGTTCCAGCTCAACACCTGGTTGCCGGGACTCCACTGCCAGCACCCACGCCGACAAGTCGGAAACCGCCGAAAGGTCAACACCGCCCCACGCGCGCCGGAAACGGAACTTCTGGTCATCAACCATGCCCGCGTTTTCGTCCCATAGGCTCATGGGAATCCAGCGGGTAGAAGACCGCATACGGCGGTTCAGAGACAGGCGGCAGAATGTAGGGAAATAGCTAGGGGTGCTCTTCGCCTTCTGTGCTTCACGGCGCATGTAGGCCAGCGAGGGACTGACGCCTAGACCAGGGTTGGCCTTACGCCACGTTTCCTCGCTGAAAGGGTCGTCCCCTTCCTCCGCTGCCCAGATCACGCCGTAATGCGCGGGGTCATCAATGACGTTCTCAGCAACACGGCGCGTATAGGTGTGCTTCTCGTCATAGATCGAACCCTCTTCGCCTTCGTCGGCTGTCGTGATGAACACGACTAGAGGCTGATCACGCGCGCCCGTACCCGTCTCAATCGCGTCCACCAGGTCACGCTTAGCGTGAACGTGAACCTCATCAATGATCGCGCCGGACACATTCAGACCGTGCGCGGTTTCAGCAATCTTGGACAGCGCACGGAAGACACCGCCAGTGCGGGGAACGCGAATAACGCCCCTCAGAACGTCGACGCGTCCGCGAACCGCCTTGCTCGTCATGGCCATACGCTTAGCGTCATCAAAGACACGCTCAGCCTGGGGCAGCGAGCCAGCAGCCGCGTAAACCTCCGCGCCGACTTCCCGGTCAGCGAGAAGCAGCGTCAGGCCAATGCCAGAGCTAAGCGTTGACTTACCGTTCTTACGCGGGATCTCCACCCAAACGGAGCGGATAACCCGAACGTCACGCCCTAGCTCAGGGTCATACCACAGCCAGCCGAACACGGGCGCGATAACCCAGACGATTTGCCACGGGGCCAGCTTTAGCGGGGAATTACCCCAACGTCCCTTCGTGTGCTTGAAGGACTCAATAGCCTTGATGGCACGTCCGGCAGCCTCAACGCTGAAATACGCACCAGGGGCCTTATGCGCCTGGTTGGCGACTACCAGCGGACGGGACTTAGCCGCCTGGTCAATCTCTTCGTCAGACAACCCCAGCGACAGCAGCGCATCACGGGGCACCGGAAGTTCAGTCGAAAACGTCTCCGTCATCCTCGCTCCCATTCTCGGGCGGCTGAATACGCCCGCGAGCGGAAGGAGAAAGACCTAGCTCACCGATGTACCGGGCAAGCTGAGAACGGTACTGGCCTAGAACGGTAGTCCATCCGTTCTTCTGCCAGCCGCGCTCACCCTTCATCAGAATCCCTTCACGGGAAAGGGCACGCTCACCCTGGTCTATGCGGGCAACGCATACGCAGTAATCCTTGAGCGTCTGCGTGTCCACAGCGCCGACACCGGCTGTGTACTTCAGCACCGGAATAACCCGCTGCCACTCATCAGACGCCACTTCCCGGCAGCGCTTCACCTCAGCACCAGTGCCAGGAAACACCACCTTCCAGTCAGGCTCTTCCAGCTCAGCGGGAGGGGTCACAACGCCGGGGTTGATCGGACGCTTCCCAGGGTTACCCTCCCGGATCACCTGAAGCACCGGCTTTTTGCGGAGCGGGTCAGCCATGAGGGCACCTCCTTACCGTCCGTAGTCCCCGCGCAAATTGGTCCAGTTGCGGCGCTAGCTTTTTCCCTCCCTGCCGCGCTTTTGGCGGAGGGGGCGGGGGTCACCCCCCAGGGGTGCAGTCACAGCGAGCGAGCAAGGCAAGCCGAACCGTCGCACAGCGTGTCATCCGAAGCGCTTACGCGGCTGTCGCTCCGCTGCCCAACCACCAGGCTGAAGCCTTGCCGTCTCACGGTTGTGACACTGAGTACACAGCGGCCTC